TTCTAGCTTCTTGCGCTACAAAATCTAAAGCTATAGGTGTGTGGCTTGCATTGAATGTGATTCTATTAGATATAACACCACCAGTATTAACCAAAGAAACGGTGTAGTTATATGCAGTTCCTCCAGCATTGGCAAACCAACCATCTGAGTGGTCAATCCTCCCAACAGTAGTTACATTTAGAGGAGTGGCTGTGATATTCAGTTGGTCAATCCTGAACTGCCCATTGATAATGTCGCTCTTGATTCGGGTCTGCGAAGCCTGCACAGCTTGCGTTGCTGTGGTGGCTGGGGCAACTAAAAACGTATTAGCAACATCGCCATTCTTCCCCGCAAACCAATTCAGTAAATTGGTAAAGGATGCCTTCCTGAACAACCCAGAAACACCATCCCAATACCCAACCTCATCCGCGCCAACCGGGGTAGTTTTAGCTGTAGCCGCATGGATATTTGCCGCGATATCTTCACTCGCAGAGGCCATCACGCTCCAGTTGCCATTCGTTTGCCCCGGTGTGTCTACCAGCGCGCGCACGGTATCACCGGCGATCACCGGCAGCCCGCCAAGCGTTCCGCCTGTGGTGATGTACCAGACATCCCCCTTCAGGATGGCGCCCGCCGTGCCAGATCCGCCCGCAGCGGGGAAAAGATTGGTCGAGGCATTGTAGTTGCCGCGATCATCCAGCAGCCCCACCACCAAAGAATCGGCATATGCCCTCAACGTCAGCCAGGTAGCGTCCAACACCAGCATGGCCCGCTTGAGGATGGTAGCGGTATCGATATCGCCTTCCTCGGGATATGGCAGCGACATCGTGGGCGTGAAGCTGGTGGTGACTGCATACGACTGGGTGGCGGCTGTTATGCCTCCATAGGTGCTAGTCAGCACCAGGTGCGTATTATCGGTAACCGAGGCAACCACATAGGGCACACCACTATTCTGGATGCTGAATACGCTGCCGGCGGTGATATTGGCAAGCCACAAGGTACCCACGCCGACTACAGCATTGTTTCCATTTGTGACGCTTACGGTGCCTACTTTGTATTGACTCATGGTTTTTCCTTTTTATAGCAACTCAATCGAGGCCATTACTACATTGCGCTCTATTGAATACGGGGATGCAGCTGGCGCAATGGTGGAAACCCCTTCGCTGGCCGTTGATAAAATAAGCAGATGCGTTGCTCCGTCTGCCAGTAAAGCGGTGATTTCTGCCAGGGTGAATTCCCTCACAAAAGCCGCATGCGGGCGGCTGTCATACCCTGCCGCATTGCCAATCGTCATCACCTCTTGCGTCGGCATCGATACAGTGGGCGCGCAGGTATCAAATACCCATGCCTCGCCGGAATAAGTGAAGCCGGTATCGGTATAGAACAAGGCAAATATATTCACCGACGTATCACTAATCGGCGCATCAAGCCAAACCGGCCTGATGCCGGATCCACCAGACGTTGTACAGAAAGTCCCGCAGCCAGTCTCGGAATTCAAAATAAGCTGGCTGGAATCTTGCAACTCAGAAAGAAAGGCAGTGCCTGTTCCGGTGATGGCGCCGCTCGAAGCGATGCTTATCGTTCCGGTCAGCTTGCGCATATTCTTGATCGCCAAAGCCTGCACCATGTAGTGCGTGAAGGTGGTCGGTGTTGTCGCCGTCCTAGTCATCACTCCCATGGCTGCAACTGATAATTTCAGAGCGCAGGGTATTTTTGGTATCTTCATCCTCAGTGTTGAGAGCAAAACTCCCGAGCCGGTGGCATGGCTAAAACCATCATTGCGGTCAGCACCGTCAGGCGTGAACGATACGGATGCAATGGCATCAGAACTCACCAAAGACTGGTTGGATAACTGTGTAGAGAAAGACCCCTCGGCAGATGTAGCCCCATCCCCAAACTGGTCTTTTACCGCATAGCGGTAATAGTAGGTCGTATTCGGTAAAATCCCCGTCACGGTCGCTGCAGCATCGATGCCTGCATACACAAGGTTCGCAGTTCCAGGCGTGAAGCCGCTGGTGGTACTGAGCCAGATGCGTACCCCATCCCAATCCAGATCGGCAGGCTCGTCATAGGTGAAGGTCACGGTATCCGTACCTTCCAGCACATACATCAGCGGCAAATCGGAAACCGGGTTGCTCGGTGTGATGGTGGCCGGAATAGCCGATAGCTGCCCATATTTGCCGCGCTGCCACACTTGCACCACAAATTCACGCAGCGCCACCCCGCCGTTATCTTCGGCATTGTGCTCGAAGGTGTAGATGTAGTTCTCGTCCGTCACATACTCGGTGCGCAGCAGCGTGCCATCCGTCTTCGAAACCTTGATGACGTAATCCTTGAAATAGTAATCCAGCGCCCCGCTGTTCGCCCCCCACAATTCAGAGCCAATATCAAATGACTGCGACATTGAAGACTTGCGCCAGGTGAGACGGCAGTGCTTGCCGCCAAATATCTCGGAATTACCCCGCCCGAAGATTTCCAGACCGGAAACATCAGGCACCGGAAGCACCTGTACTTCAGCTGTCTGGGTAGCGCTATACGGCGAAGAGACGCCCAAACTATTGATGGCCTTCACGCGGAAGATGTAGGTATCCGGCTGCAGGTTGTCGATATTAAGGTGGCTCACCGGCGGCGTGCCGGCTACCAGCGGCAATACCTTCCATGTGGCATCGCGCGATCCAAAGTATTCCGCCTGATAGTGCACCACGCGCACATTGGTGGTATCTATCCAGCCCAGCGTCACCCGCTCGGGGCTCTGCCATCCGGGGAATGTCACCCCCAGCGACGGCGCGGCAACGCTCCACGGGTTTGATAGGTTGGTATTGGGCGTGGCGTCGATGGATACCGCAGGCGATAGATCCCAGATCGTGGCATCGTCTTCCTTGAGCGTCAGCTCGATAGCCTGATCTAGCCCGTAGCGCTTGTCGATCACCCGATAAACCTTGGCAGTCTGGCCTAGAAAACTGCTGGTAAAGCTGACGCGCCGCCCGCATTTGATGGCATACGCCTTGTATGAGAAGGCCGCCTTGATGGTGAAGCCATTGCGCATATCCTCCACCACGATGGCGCACAGGTTATGCACACGCTGCTTCTGGTCGGTGAAGGGGAATTCCACGTTCAACCAAAGTTCGCGGCCATCTGCCGCCAGGTACACGGCATCCTGATACGGCGCAAAATCCGTGGCGACGTAGCTATTCTCGGACGAAATGAATTGCCCTGTGATGCCGTTCGCCAGATCCGCATCAGATACCCCGCTGGTCACCGCCAGCTGGCCCACGATATCAGACTCGTCCAGCGCCATCACCGGGCCGGTATAGACGCCCGCACTGAGCGACCAGGTAGTGCCGACGATTGTCCCCGCCATGCACTGCGCCAGATTATCCAGCGTCTTCTTCTGGTCCTGATCTGAACTGACAGTGCCGTTGATCGTATAGCGACCGGCAATGGTGGCATTGCCGCTGGTGGTGCGCGAATCAGCCAGATAGCCGGTGCCGTTCCAGATATAGGCGATATAGCTAAAGGTATCTGCCGTGGCAGCCGTGATGGTAAAGGTGCCCCCCACTGCCGTGCCGGTGAGAAACTGCATCTCGACTGTATTGCCTACCACAAAACCATGGGCGGTCTTGGTCACCGTCACGTTCCAGCTCGACTGCGTGTAGGTGCATCCGGTGATGGGAGCGCAAGCGTTGGCGGCGGCAATGTAGTCGGCTGCGGGCAGATCAGCAGCGGGTATGCTGCAGTTCTCCCCGGTCAGGTAGTCATAAACCGCCAGCGTCGTGTTCTGGCTCCATACCGTGGTGCCATCACGCAGATCGTAGAGCTTCTTCCCGCGCAACAATACTTCGATGGGCGGGATACCGCTTTGGAATTCAGCCTGGTTGAGGTCCAGCCGCACGACGGTGTAGCAATATCCGCGCAAGACAGAGTCCGCAGTCCACTTATGGGTCAGCGCGGCTGTGAGCGTGATCAGCGATGCATCTGCGGCCTCGGTGGGCGTGCCAAGGTGCTTGGTCACCCGAACACGGGGGTGTGCCTCGCTCCAGTCGTAATAGACGGTATATGGCCTCGATATCTCGGTAGTCAGCACATTGCTAGCCAGCGTAAACGCGCCATACAACGTCACTCCGCTATCGCTGATGCTATTTCCGCCGCCATTATCGTATGCCAGCCTGATCGTGCTCTCGATGGGTGTATGCGCCAGCGTGATGGTCGTTCCGGTGAAGGTTTCCGTCACGCTTACCGGCGCTTCGCTCCAATAGTCCGCCGAGGCCGGTGTCACATCCTGGCTGCCGTCTGCATTTGCAGTGCCCAGCGTGCCCAACGCCTTGCCGCCGATATATATCTCCTCGATGGCGTCGCATTCGTGCGCGGCATGCACGCACACCAGATATTTGTACTCGTCACGGTCGCCACCCGAAAACATTGCAACGATATCCGACCCCACTCTGGCGCGGCCATAGACGGTGCGGTGCGGTGCATCGGTTGCCACACGGGTGATGGTTCTGTCTTTTAGGCCGTTGTTGTAGCGTTCGCGGGCTTTTTCACGTTCGGCGGCGGCGATCTTGCGGGCTTCGTGGGCACCGTAAGCTGAAACACCCATAGTCAAAGCCATCATATAGGGTGCGGATACCGGGAAAACTACCGATATGACGATTGCCGCAAACTGCACGATCTCCCCTGCGTTATTCGCAAAGGCAACGGTCGGTGTCAGGCATAACAGGATCAGAAAGACCAGGCGCATTTTGCGAGTGTCCTTTCTTTATGTACCAGTCCGTTTGTGCCAACCGAAACAATGTGCGGGCCGCTGTAGATCCACACACATTTTGCATATAGCGCCAGATCGCCATCCCTGGCTGTATTGGCGGGGATGCGCTTCAGGTTGATGTCGAACATATGCTCCAAACCACCCAGCTGCTCGATCTTGTCCCAGGCTTCCTGTTCGTTTGACCAGGGGCGGTGCTGGCTCAGGTAATCGTGGCCGGTTGCTGTTTCCAGCCATCCAACGGCAAAGCTAACGCAGTCATGCGTTCCCCAGGCAAAGGGTTTGAGCAGTGCATCTGCGATATACATGGGCAGGATAATGTGTCTCATATATGCTGAAACCGCTTTGATAGCCACATCTGCGGGTTGCTCATCAGGTCGTTCAAAAAATCCAGCCCGGTATCAGTCGGGTGGCGTTGTTTTTGCTGGGCGGCATTGAGGCGGTGGATTGCGCGGCGCTTGATGCCAAAGGCACTAGTCTCGCAGCGCAGGGCGATCTGCCCGTTTTCGCCATCCACGCCCACGGCCACGGTATCCATCACCCCGCGCCAGCAGATCTCCGGTGTATCCACCAGCACGGCCGCATCGGTCAGCGGGCAGAAATAGAGCTTTGCGCCGAGTCCGCGGTACTCTTCAACGCCGCCGATCGCCAGCGCCAGAATGGATGGATCGCTGATATTCAGCTCAAAAGTCATTGCCGATGAGGCCACGCCGGAAGATTCATCCACCGGGCTGATCTTGCCCAGCTGGCCCATACCCAGCCAGTCATAGCCTCCCCAGGTGATGGTCTGGTTGTAGGTACAGACGCGTACCGTGCCGCTGGCGAAGGCCAGTTCCAGAAAAAAAACCAGATTGACGACCGGTTTTTCGAGGGCGGTTTGCTGGTCGGTCGTGGTCATGTGCGCCAATCCTCAACCAGATCTAGCGCAAAGCCTGAGATCAGCTTGCCAGGGGCATATTCCCAGCTGCTTTTTGTGTTGGTCATGCGGAACAGTGCGGAAGGTTTATCCCAGGCCACTGCCGAGGCATTGGCAAAGCCATTGCGCAAGGGCGGCTCGATGCTGACGCTGATCAGGCCGGTGCCGTCCGAGGTGGCGTCGGCAGTCACCATCACTACCTGTTGCGAGGTGGTGCCGTCACCCAGCCCGATGAAGTCACCGGCCAGCAGTGTTTTGGCAGGCTGAGTGGCAGCGATGATGCTAAGGGTAGTGGCACCCTGTGCATGCCCGCCATTGAGCAGCATGGTGCCGCGCATGGTGCCATTGGGCGCCGGTTGCGCCATGTTCCACAGCTCCAACTGGTTCACCTTGCCGCGCAACTGCAGCAGCAGTGATTTCCACGCACCGGCCTCTGTGCCGGTGGAGAGCATATTGGGTGCCGAGAGTGTCACCATCCACAGCGGAGAAGACAGCACCGCCGCCTGACTGCCAAACAGGCTGCTAAAGGCCACATCACGGCGCTGCTGTGCCCAGGTGAAGGTGGCCGGATTAAGTGTCGAGGGAAAGGTGATCGTAGACATCAGAGCGCCCCTTGCCGTTGCAGCCGATCCACCAGCTGCGCATTACCCTGCGCCACCGCGCGGGTGACGAGCTTGTGCACTTCTGCCTGGTCGGTGCGGCTGTCGATGTTGATTACCGGGGCGCTGGTCACCTGCATGGCGCCGCGCGACTGCACGCCCGCGGGCAAGGCCAAGGGCGCCGAAATGCTCTTGCTGGCGATTGACGATGCCGCAGGCGAGTAGCCACCGGTATAGTCCAGCTTTGATGTTGTATTGACTTCTCCGACCTTGCCGTTGCCGCCAAACATTCCGGAGATTGATTTCAGCATGCCCATTTCCATTTGCTGGATCTGGATGCGCAGCAGGTCGGCGACGATAGAATCCGCCAAAGTCCGGAAGTCCAGCTTGCCGGTCTGCACGAACTGCACCAGGCCGTCTTCCATACCCTTAAAGGCGGAGGTAAACATCTTCTCAGTCTGCTTCGAGACGTTGGAGACGTCATCGATATAGTTCTGCAGCGCAACCTTGCCGCCGTGCGCCCATGAGGCATTAAGTTCCTCGGTCTTGCTGCGCAGCGCATCCATGTTGGCGATCTGCTGCTTTTCTGCAGCATCCAGCGCGGCCAGATCCTTGATGTGCGCGGCGGTGACAACACCGTCTTTTTCCTTGACGGCGTAATACTTTTCCAGATCGACGCGCGCCTTGTCTGTCTTCATGGATATATCGGCCAGATTGTCGGCGTATTGCTTATCCACAGCCGACATAGTGGTGGAATTGAGATCGCGCAGCTTCTTCTGGTAGCTGTTGTTGAAGTCGGTTTCCAGCGCCTTGACTATCCCGTTGGGGCGGGATGTTTCAGGGTTGAGGATGTCGCTGACCGTTTTTGGTACGACTTTCTTTGCAGCAATAGGTGTTGCCGCTGGTTTATCCAGTTCGGCAGCGTGTTTTTTGATGGTATCAATGCGCGCCTTAAGCATGTTGATTTCGGCATCCAGCTCCTCCGGAGTGCCAAACATCATTTGCATCAATTTCCCATTGCCGCTCTTTTTCTTGTTTTGCAGCGATTCGATCTGCACTTGCAGATCTTTCACCATATTTTCAGACAAGAGGGATTTCTTGATATTCTCCGGGGGGGATAGAAAATCCCATGCAACTTTACCCATACCCGCCAAGCCGCGCCAGAGCGCCAGCACCGGATGACCAGCTGCAGCCAACTCATTCATTCTTGTGGTGGTTTCCACAAGGCCTGGAAGCAAGGATCTTGTGATTTCAATACCCAGACCACTTGCCTGTGCCTCCAGCGCCTTCATCTGGTCATTAAACTCGCGCGCAGCTTTGGCCCCATCCGTGGTCACTGGATAAATCTTCTTGCCCTGCTCGATAAACTTGCGCAGTGATTCCCCGCCCTGATTCATGAACGGAATCATCTCTTCGCCGCTCTTGCCCATCAACTTCACAGCAAGGGCAGATTTCTGGATGCCGTCCGGCATGCTGGCAAACAGATCGGCCAGCTGGATCATGGCGCCGGTGGAGTCGGTGGCGCTTATGCCCAGTTTCTTGAAAAGCTCCGGGCTGGCTGCAAGGTTGGAAGAGAGTTTCTTGGCGGAATTGGCAACAGCCTCAAGGCTGGTATCGTTCTGCTCGGCCGCATATTTAAGACCAGCCAGCGCCTCGACGCTGGTTCCGGTCTTTTCAGATAGCACGGCCAGTTCGTCCTGCAGGTTGATGGCGGATTTTACGAATCCGGCGAACGAGACGATGCTCAGTGCACCGGCCAGCCTTCCGGCGGTACCGGAAAGGGTAAAAAAGTTTTTAGTCAGTCCATCGACAGAGTTGCCGAGGGTGCGCAGCGATGCCTGGGCATTCGCAGCATCGACGGATATTTTGATCTTAGTGTCGGCCATTGATTACCTGCAAGGCTTCGTTTTCCATTAGGCGCATCAGGTACACCATTTCTGAGCGCTGCTTTTTCTTGATACCAAAGGCGTCGAAGATGACCGGCATAGACTCATAACGCAGCCCGATCACACCACCCGCACCGACGTTCCACTGTGTTGCCAGCGCCTCGAATACCTGACAGGCAAGCCAGTTGTCCGGCCAACATTCAGTCTCGTCTTGCTGCTGATCTAGACCCAGCTTCTGGGTCAACTCTCCGATCAGGGTGTTTTCTTCCGCTTTGGCGTCGCTCTCGTACATTGCACGGGCGACGCATTTCAGTTTTTTAATCGGCTTTCGGTGAGTGCTACCATCCAGGCGCGCAGTATTTCGTTGGCCGCGGCTTCGTAGCCGTTGAGAAATAAAGCCAGCGTCTCCGCCGAGAAGCCGATCTCTTTGCCTTCCGCATCGGTCACCCCTTCCCAGCCTGCCACTACATCGGCCACTGCCAGGGCAATATCCTTGTCGGTGGACTGTGCAAACCACTCGGCACGGCGCTGCGCTGTCATATGCCTGAATGTCAGCAGCAGCTCTGCCGGCTCAGGCTCACCGGGTACGGTGATCCTGACCTTGTGCTTAAATACCGGCGCGGGGACTAACCTGATCATGTCGCGTAGACGTTGGGCTTGCCGTACATGGTGATAGCCACTTGTGTCTTGACGATATCCTGCGCGCTGCCGGTGGGCAGCATGGATGCGCCGATGTAGCCGGTGAAGACCAGTTTCTGGCTATTGGAGAAGGTGAAGCGTACCGCACGCATCGCGCTGGCATCAGAGGCCGCCTTGAGTGCGATCAAGCCCGCATCGGATACGTCCCAGATGTTCTCGAACGTGAAGCTGGCCGGATTGGCCACACCGGGGATCTGTTTCTTGACGTTGTCGTGGATGGTGGTGGTATCGATAAAGCTGAAATCACCGCCCGAAGCGTTGAGGCTGACCGCTGTGGATAGCGTTGTGCCGAAGGTGATCTTCTCGGCCGTGCCGCTGGAGAAGGTGTCATACAGCGTGGTATCGATGCCTTCAAGCGAGAAGGTATCGGCAGTGAGCTGGATGATGCGCGCCACCATGCTGTCCACCTGGTACATGCCGCTGATCGTCAGCTTCACGTAGTCGCCGGTAGTGTAGCCGTGCGCCACAGAGGTGCACACGCCGGGGTTGGCCTTGGTGAGCGCGGTGATGGTTTTGGCGGCGGCAATGGCCGACTGAACGGCGATTGCGATGTTGCTCCATTTTGTTGCAGTTGCCATGATGCACCTTCCTTTCTAGGTTAGAACGTCCGGCGCATTGCTCATGGCCGTGTAGATTAAATTGAACCGCAAGCGCTTGATGCCCACCGGCTTATCCGCCAGATCATCGTCGAACTGCATCCCGGCATAAAAAACCGCAAGTGTTTTGCTGCCGATCGTGATGCCTGGTGCAACTGCTATTTCCACTTCCTTGCTGATCTGGTCCAGCGTGTCGTCCAGCACCGTGCTGGCTTTGGCGCAACACTCGATGATCACAGCCAGATTGCGGTCTTGCATCTGCGGGTAATGAACGGTCAGGATGTCGGCCTTCTCTTCGTCCATAAATACCCGCAAGCCCGGCAAATTTGCATCAGCCATCGGCTGTAGACGGTTTGCATAAACGCGCGTGCCGGTTGTCGCAAGGCCGGTGAGCAGCGTCTCCAGCGCTTCGCGCAGCTGCCGGTGCAGGTGGTTTGCCATCTATGCCTCCACCAGCTGCAGCAGCGTGACGCCGGAGCCGTCCGGCTTGATGGCTGCGACGGTGTAGCTGATGCTATTCACCACTACCGCAGCGCCCTGCGCCACAGTGGAAACGTCTGCACTGGCGCAGGTGAGTGCCGGAAACGAGCCGGAAAACTGCATCGCGTCGGTGTAGGAGTCGTCGAACAACGCCTGCACGGTCACTCCGCCAATAGTGACGGAGAGCCCAAAGTCAGCTAGCATTGCGGCGATGTCGCTGGTGACATTCATGCCGCTTTCCTCGTCTTCAGTTGTTCCATCACAAAATTGGCGACCATGGGTGCCGTGGAGCTGGCCATACAGGCGGAGCAGCCGGTGGCGCTATCCTTGGCGCAGAAAGACAGGGTTGCGTGAATGCGATGGCAGGGGTGGCACAGCACGCCGCGCGGCTCGATGGCGGCGGTGTTGACCCAATGCTTTGTCAGGTTCTTATTGCTGGAATGCGACAGCAGCATCACTTTAAGCATCTGTTCCTGGGCGACGGCGTTTGAGATCATGCTCTCGGTCGCTACTACCACGTCGGCCAGCTGTGCGAAGGCCAGCGCAGCACGCACCGGCCATTCGGTGCCTACGATGACGGCATAAGGCTCGATCTCTTCCAGCTCCAGTTCGCGGGTATCACCCAGCAGAACGGTAACAACACCAGCCCCAGCCATCATGCGCATGAATTCCTGCGCGTGCGGCCAAGTCTTGGCGGGGCCGGAGCCGCAGGGGTTGAGCACCAACAGCGGGCCATCCGGAAGTTTTGCGCGGACTTCGTGCGCCCAGCGCATTTCTTCTGCGGTGGGGTAGAACTTCTGGCGGAAGTCATAAGGGAGATCGGCGTAGTCGTGCACCATCTCCATATAGTTCACATCGGCCAGCTGGTGACGCAGCTTGTGCGGCAAAAAGAACTCGTTGCTGGATGGATGGAATAGCAGACGCTGCTCGACAGATCCGATCAGGTTGATCCATTTGTCGTACTTTACCGCCTGATGTGCCCAGAATTGCAGCAGTTCTTCATCATCCATGACGCCATTGGGTAGGGTGATGATGCGGTCTATGTTGGGGTCGTGGCGCAGCACTTCTTCGCCGGTGGTCGCAACAAATACGGTAACGTGGTAGCCCTGCTCTTTCAGCAGCGCGGCCGGTGAGGATGCCCATAGCGCATCACCCTTTGCGCCGATGCGCACGATGGCTGCAGTCTTTTCCGGCTTTGGATGCTCGCAGCTGTAAACACGCCCGTATCCCGCCTGTTTTTTCTGGAACACTTGCAGGAAAGAATACTCGTTGCCTTCATTGCGCTCTTCGCTAACCAGTAGATCAAAATCTGGCGCAAACTCAACCATTGCGTTAATTATGTCGAACGGATCGAAGTCGTGCTTATGGTCAGGGTTGCTGCCGTGCTGGCCCACGTTAGGGTAGAAGTCGCGGTGCGGCAGGTACAGTACAAGATATCCACCAACCTTCACCAGACGCCACCACTCGGCCAGAGCGGCCTTGTAATTGTCGATATGCTCAAGCGTGTGCGAGCTATAGACAGAATCTGCGCTGGCGTCGGCAAACAAATGCAGGCGCTCTGCGCTGTTGACCATGATGTCCGGCTTCATCGCCACGCCGAAAAGCTGCGTGTCTTTGCCAGAATCGATGCCGATCAGGTGCGGCCATACCTTCTTCGGGCCACAGCCTATGTCTAGGCCACCCCGAACAAGATACGGAAGAACATCGAAGCGGACCTTGTCCGACTCGAATCCGTTTGATGTATTGATATTCCAGGTCATGCGTTCCACCAGTGCCAAACAGGAATGGAAGGCCCCGGAGCCTTTGCAGACACCGGGGTCGTCTTATTGGCTTTCGCCGCTGGCATTAACCCGCCAACAGGTCGTCAACCTTGGACAGCGCCGCCGGTTGGCGATGCTGCAAGTCGGCGAACTGGTTGAGGGTGATCTGCACCTGGCCGGTTGCTGACAGGCTGTACGGGTCAACCGTAACATCCGGTGCACCGAACAGACCGATCACAGCCATGCTCCAGTCAGAGCTGAACAGCGCGGACGAGCAGACCGTGGTGGAAGTACCCTTGGTCAGGTTGCTCGGCACGTTGTTGGTCACCGCAGCGCGGTAGCCATTCAGCGGCATGTCACCGTTTTGCCAGATGAACGGCAGGTTGGTAGCGAACTGTGTCTGCTTCAACTTGCCGCGCAGCTTGGTGTTGACCAGATAGCCAGAGAGGCGATCAGGTTCCGCGTTGGAGTTGGCGCAAGCCGATTCCAGATCCACAACATGCGACCATGCCGGAGCAAGGCCGTTGGTGCCGCCTACAACAGAGCCGATGCCGACCACGTTGCGCAGACCCTTGATCTCGGCAGCTGTACCAGCACCGTTGATGCACTGGTTCTCCAGCAACACGGCAGAGCCGGTCACCAGATCGTCGCGGATCATGTTTTCCAAAGCCATGGCGGATTGCAGCAGTGCCTGCTTGGAAACTTGTGTGTATGCACCGATGCGCTTGGGCGACAAGGTTGCCTTTGCGGTTGCGGGTGCGGTCTCGGAGGCTGAACCGATTTCAGTCAGCATACCCAGCGTACCGGCAGTGGACTTGCGCGGCAGATCGATGTTGCCAGTCAGACCGGCCAACATAGTCACGCCCAGGCGGCCCATCACCATATTGGCGCGCAGTGCGTCGGTATACATATCCGTGCGCAGTTGTGTGCCAACCAGGTTGCCGGCTTCCGCAGCGGTGCCCACGTTGAAGTCACGATTGAAGGTTTCGAACGGGACGAAGAAGCCCTCCGGCGAACGGCCCATGATGGATTCGACAGCGCGGGAGCATTCCAGCTCCAGCCCTGCATCTTTCCAGTTACCCGTTGCCGCAGCTACCAGCGCACGGCCGAGGCTGTAACGCTTGATCTCTTTGGCACCCATGCCGATGTGCAGGTTGCTAGTATCGGTATGGCGCGATTCCATGCGGGCGATGATGTAGTCCTTGAAGGTTTCAACGGACATACCTTTGCGAACTGCATCGGGACCGTCTTTGGCTTCCAGGTATTTCGTGTACTGCTCGGCCAGCGACTGGATGCCGTCGCGGCGTTCGATCTCCAGCTCGGCTGGCGTTTTTTGAATAGGATCAGACATTTTCTTTTTCTCCAGAATAATGATGGGGGTAGTTGCTTTGGTTGCTACAGGTGCGGGATCATTCTCAGCGCCAGCCGAGCGTCCGATCCCTACGGAGACATCCGCCGGTACAGGGACGATGGAAGCCTCGAAAGGCGTCCAGCGTGTGACCAGGAACGTCGGTGGCTCATCACCATTTGCGCGCGCAGCCGCCTGGCCGCTGCGGAAATAGTTATCGCCATGTTGTGTGCGCATTTCGCGCTCGAACTCATCGCCAGACAGCTTGCGCACAGTGCGCCAGCCGCTGTATTCAACTTGCTCTGTCTCTTCCGCAGGCTCTACTTCTACAATCTCATCGATGATGTAGCCAACGGATACCAGCTCACGAATGCCATCGACGACATCCTGAAGGATCTCTTGGCCAAGCTGGGATTGGGAAAACTTTGCACGGCCGCGCAGGATTCGGTCTGAATCAAGCGTGGCTTCCTTGATGACTCCGATCTGGTCGTCGGTGCAGTGATTGAGTAGCAGAGGATGGCGTCCGTCTGCGATGCGCGTCATATCCACCGAGGCTGCGTCATGGCTAAGGATCTCGATGCCGAACCAGCGCTCGTAGGGCGCTTCGGAAGAGATCGCCAGGTCGATCAGGTTGTCGTCACCTGCCGCCCGCTTCGCGCCTGCTGCTATTGTTCGTTTGAGTTGCATGGATGCATTCCCCGAATGTGCTGCGCGGAGAATGCAATAGGGATGCGGAACTTGTTAAGGCAAAAAAGTTCCGCTAAGCCTCAAGCTGCCAGAAGCCAGATTTCTTCGTTCCGGCGAACCGCGTCCGGCCTGCGGAAACGTTTGATTTGCGCGGTGCAGACGGCATCTTCCAGCACAATACAGACGTCCGCATTGATGATCTGAGGCTTGTTTTTTGGTTTGCGTGGGAACCATACTTCTCCACCGCCAGTATTTTCCTGAGAAACAGATGGAATTGTTGCGGTGGATATGCATATCACATCTTCCAGCGTGATGTTGGCTTGTGCATTTATCGCCGGTCCGGATGTTGCGTCGGCACTGGATAGAGCATCTTCAAGTTGGAGATCCGCCGCTGCATTGATGGATAGCGAACTATGTGCAGCGCATATCAAGTCTTCCAGCGGAACCGATGCCGACCCATCCAGTGCCAGCGAGGCGTTGGATACTGTTGTGGCATCCTCAAGGGCTATATCTGCGCTTCCGCTGATCGAAGAAGCCCCAACGGTTGCGGCAGATGTTACTTGCGCATCTTCAAGCTGTACCGCCAGGTCGGCATTGATCGAGATTGAGCCAGAGGATGAACAGGAAACGTCATCGAGCGGAACTGAGGCGGAGCCATCAAGGGCGAGCGAACCGGAGGAAACGGTAGCAGCATCCTCCAGGGCGATGTTGGAGTCAGCGTTGACTGAGAGGGAGGCAGTTGCTACGGCGACTATATCTTCCAGCGTGATACCGAGGTCGGCATTGATAGTAGCGACCCCACCAATTTCTGCCGCCTGGATCATGCCGCGCCCGCACAACCAGTCGAAATCAGCCCAGGCGTTTGCGGGTGTGGAGAATTCTACATCAGTAGTACGTCCGTCATTGAGCGCCCATGCATTTTCCGCTTGGGCTGTATCAAACTGGACGTTGATTGAACGCCCGTCAAGTAATGACCAGACGTTTTCTGCCATTCTTAACCTGCTATTGCAGCCTCAATATCAGTTACACATTGCGCGTACATAATTGGCACTTTCTCGATGCGGTGTACAGGGCAAAGATCGCACGCCTGCGAGGTTCCTACAGGAGAACCTGAATTGCTTATGGTATTGATCGCAATTGAGACTTTCTCTGCCCCAGCTACGCTGCATACATCGCATATCTTCTCAGTAGCCATTACTCGAACTCCTCCCATGCCCAATCGCTAAATAAGCGTCTGTTAGCAGTAGTGCTAGCATCCGCTGCCCAAAGAACAAGCCCTTCACCAGGTCTGATAACTATACATTCTTCCTCATCAGGATCGAACGGAGGATAGATCGCAGGGGGAAGATTTACCTGAATCGTTGCGCTTGCCAATGTTGCATTTACAGCCGGAATACCGGTATGTCTGATGGTTGCGCCAAGCGTAACCGTTGCACCCGTACTTGCGGTACGAAGCGTACAGGTTGCGGCAGCATCAGTACTATCACGCTTAGCTGGCGTAATAGCGGTTCCAGATGCTACTCCGGTAAATGTGAATAGAGAAAATAGGGACCGGGGCGCAGTTAAGTCTATCGCGCCCGCTACCATTTGTCCGGTCTCACGAAGACGCCGGATTCTTGCTTTTACAGTGTTTCCAACTGGGTTGAAAAACCAAAGATGACCTGTAGTCGTTCCATTGTGGGCTGCGGTTGGAATTGTCAGTATGCCAGAGTGGGCACGGAAAAATCCTACCTTGTTATACTGGCTGATATTAATGACAAAGTCTTCATGAACGGTATCCGCACCGACTACTCGCGTCTGCGTGCGCTTCTTCTTTCCGGTATTACCGGTATCAAGCGGAAGCTGAATTTTATCTGCGACGGGTGCGGTCATGGTTTACCCCTATGCGTTCCCAGCAGTAATACTGAAGCTGGTCACATTGAATGGCTGGTTGGCGGCGAACACTACATTGTCGACAGTCATCGAACCACCGCCGGCCGTTGCGGTAACCGATCCCTGCGCGTGGCAGGTCGTACCGTCTGATGCATAGATGCGGAAATGACCTGCCGTTCCGGCGGCATCCGCCAGCAGATCTTGCCAGGTACCGGATTTGGCTTTCGTTCCGGAGGCTGATGCGGCCATCCAATCGGACGGGAGGGATACGGTAGACAGTACAGTTCCGCTGTCCGCTGTTGCTACGTTGGCTGGCTTTGCACCGGTGCGAATCTTGAGGACGGCGGATACGCCTATTCCGGCCTCAAAGGCGTCATTCATTACGTCCCGCACGGCTACGGATAATTGAAAATCAGCCATTATTGTCTCCTGGCATTTCGTAATTGATGATGGTGCGCGTGGCTTCCAGTGTTTTCGGATCGCGCTCTATGGTCTGTGTGGCCCTGGTTGGATGCGCGACGACGATTCGCGCGGGTGCGCTCGTTACGTGTACATCACCCGCCCTGACTTCAGCAGGCTGGATAGTGTTCTCGACCTTGATGCAGCCCTCGGGCAGGCTAACATGCGTATCACCCTGCCTGATCTCGATATTAGGCGGGGGAGAAACACTATTTTGCTTATGCTGGATACCCCGAATATCTGCCCGCATCTCGTCCAGCGCTTTTGCCAGGACTGGATCTGTTTGAGGAGGCGCGGCGGGTGCTGGCTTACCAATAGGCAGCCCGGCTGCTTCCATTGCCTGCTGTTCGTATTTAATCTCTTCGAGGATGTCGTCGAAGTCTTTACCCTGGCTAGCGGCGATCTCGGAGCGGCTGGAGAGTCCGGTGGCGATCAGTTTTTCGCTGGCATCCACCTCTTTACTCGGGTCGACCCAGCTCCAGCGGCGCCCCTGGAAGCGCGAGGCATTGAAGAATTTGGCGTATTTGTCGGCGGGGAGTGATTTTCCAGATACTTCGAAGGTGATGTCTCCGCGCAATAGGGCACCGGCCAGCCATTGTTCGTAGATGACGCCGACAGTAGCGCTGATGAACCAGTCTTGCAGGACGATCCATTGCTCGCGCTCGGCCAGCTCGGCGATGCGGGCGGAGCTGTAGTTCACGTCCGTCATATCTCCAGAAAGGTTATGGGTAGCAACGTCCAGGCCTGCGCTGATGCCGCGCATGGCGGTCTTGACGAAACTCTCGTAGTTGGCGTGCGGATAATCAGGATTCCAGCTGGACAGCTTATAGCCGGGCGGGAGTTCGAACATTTCACCGGCTTCGATGTTCATCTGGATATTGCCGCCAATACGGTCGTCACCCATGGAGTCGACTGCGTCGGCAGAGTCTTCCGACCTTTCCAGGGCGGCAATTTTTGAGGCGCCAATGCGGGCGGCGGTGACTGCGGCTTCGTTGTAGCCATGCAGTTGGGCAGAGCGCAGCAGGACGGCATGGAACCAGGTGTATCCGCGCACCTGCTCTGCGCGTTCGGGCAAAAATACATGGATGATATCGCTGGCCGGTATACGTTCTACGCCGGGCTGTCCGGTTCCGTAGCGGTCACCCGGGTGCGAGGTGTGGATCCAATACGCAACCGGCCTGCCGGTACTGTCTATCTCCACCCCTTGCCGGATAGTGCCGGAAGTAAGCGTCATATTGACGTTTTCTGCCAGGCGGTCTGCTTCGAGTAATTGCAGCGCCATGCCGTAGGGTAGCTTGCGGTCGCGGATGATGCGGATAAGTGCCTCTCCATCACGGGCAACGCTTTTGGCGGTGACGCGCAGCAGGTGTGGCAGCTTCATCCTGCCGCCGATATCGGCCTTGTCGCCCCATTTTGACCAGTGAGTTTCCACTGCGTCATTGGCGGATTTATCCAATACGGTTGGTTTTGTCGGATCGCGCAGGTCTTTCATGGCGCGGACTTGCAGTTTTGGACCGGAATGGCCGACGATGTTGGTGGCGGCAAGCGCCAGAAAGCGCCGCCCATACTCATTTGATTGTGCTAACTGCCGTGCACGCGCGCGCATGATGACAAGGGAGGCGTCCAGGTCGGAATTTACCCCACCTGACCAGGTTGCCATGCTTGCAGTCAGTCGCCCTACACTTCCGCCCGCGAAGCCGGCGCTATTGCCCTGACCATAGGTGGCAGAGTAATTATCCCGGCGGGACGGTTTACTGCCGAACCAGCCCCGCAATAGTTCAAGCATTCCCATAGGTCATACCCTGAATTGTATCTTGCGGCCTACGCCTTCGCCCCTTGCTATGGCCGCCGCATTCTCCGTGATGGAGATTTCGTATTTGTAGCGATTACGCATCTTGATCAAATCGGCGATCGGGATGTATTTCATGCGCCGACCGGCGATCTCATACTCTGCCAC